AAGTTATATCTGTGCAGGCAACATTGTAAAAGCAGCACAAGAACAAGGCATCTTTGTAGTACTAATTGACTCAGAGAACGCACTTGACGAATCGTGGCTACATGCTCTTAATGTAGACACATCAGAAGACAAACTACTAAAACTCAACATGTCAATGATTGATGACGTTGCTAAAACTATTAGTACGTTTATGACAGACTACAAAGCAATGAACGAAGAAGACCGTCCTAAGGTGTTGTTCGTTATTGATAGTTTAGGTATGTTGCTAACACCTACAGATGTTGATCAGTTTAACAAAGGTGACATGAAAGGTGATATGGGTCGTAAGCCTAAGGCATTAACTTCACTTGTTCGTAACACAGTTAACATGATTGGTTCACATAACGTAGGACTTGTATGTACTAATCACACATATGCATCACAAGATATGTTTGATCCAGATGACAAGATCAGTGGTGGACAAGGCTTCATTTATGCATCAAGTATTGTTGTTGCTATGAAGAAACTTAAACTAAAAGAAGACGAAGATGGTAACAAGATCAGTCAAGTTATGGGTATCCGTGCTGGCTGTAAAGTTATGAAGACTCGTTACGCTAAACCTTTTGAAGGTGTACAAGTTAAGATTCCATACGAAACTGGTATGAATCCGTATAGTGGCTTGCTTGAACTGTTTGAAGCAAAAGACATTATTAAAAAGCAAGGAAACAGACTTGCGTACACTACACTTGATGGTGAAGAGATCCTTGACTATCGTAAAAAGTGGGTAGGCGAAAACCTCGATAAAGTTATGTCAGACTACTTAGTAAAAGAGTCACAAGTGGTAAATACCGCTGAAGTTGACGACGAAGAAGCAACTGACGATAATCTTATTGAGGAAGCGTTTAATGAATGAAGAGAACATTGCCGACATTTGGACTTTGTTTAAGGAATATCTAGACAAAAAACAAATAGAAATTGTAGCTGAAAAATTTATTGATCTTATGGCCGATTACGGAGTTTCAGATGAAATGTTGAAAGAAGTAATGGGTCATGATGCAACATTAGATGAAGCTATTCATTATTATCTAGACCTAGATAATATAGATGACGATGAAGAAGAATGGGATGAATAATGGGATGGTATAGCGAAGTAAGTCGCGACATAAGTAGAATACCTGATGCAATAGCACACTTCGAGCAAGAATTAATCCAAGCTCGTGCAGAATGCAAACTTGTAGGTAATGTTGAAAAGTCTGCGGCTGCTATGCCAGGCCTTGTTGAACACCGTTTTAATCAGTTACAAGAAATTGAAGCAATCTTAAACTACTTAAATATCGAACTGCGTAGATTGCGCAGTTCGTTCTTTAAGAAATATCTCGAAAATTATCAACGAGCTCTGTCAAGCCGTGACGTTGAAAAATACGTAGACGGTGAGGCAGACGTTGTTGACTACGAAAAAATTATCAACGAGTTTGCACTTGTACGAAACAAATGGTTAGGTGTTCTTAAAGCACTGGATCAAAAACAATGGCAAATTACTAATGTAGTTAAGCTAAGAGTTGCAGGCATGGAAGATGCCTCAATATAGTATATTAATTGCATGTGATCAAAAATATTATAACGACTGGGCAGAAAATTTACTTAAAAGTATACACTACCACTGCCCTAAGTTAACACTCCGCTGTCACGTAGTAAATCATAATAAACTAATACAACTTCCTTATGTAAAGTATACACTTGAAACTAAAACTTTTAAAAATGACGAATCAAGGATTGCATATTTACAAGCTGTAAGATTTTTGTGCGCATCAAAAATACCAATAGAAGAACAATTTATTACACTTGATGCAGACACTATATGTGCAAGGCCGTTTAGTATAGATGAATTTGCATCTATATTCTCACATCAACATGTACTAAAACATCATAAGGCAGACAGATGGTTAGCCGGATTAGTTGCGTTTAAGAGTGACGACTTTAGGAATGTATATGCTAGTAGATTACTAGAAGAACCTGTTGATGATTGGCTGTGGGGCCGAGACCAAGATATATTATGTAGTCTAGCAGATAAGTACAACTATACGCCAATTGATAATAAATGGATAAGGATAGCAAAGCCCAAACCTGACACTGTATTTTTAACTCTCAAAGGTGAACAAAAAGTTACAGAAAAGTATTTGGTGCCATTTAAGGGATTCATAAAATGAAAGAAGTATTTAATTATTGGATGCCTGACAGTGATATCCATTTTAGTAGATTAATTCAAAAGCAAGTAAACAATGGCGGATTGCCACAATATCAAAATGATGTTAGAGATGAAGCATACAAATATGTTGTAGACTTTAACCTAGCAATTGATGTTGGAGCAAACGTAGGTTTATGGGCAAAGCCTTTAACAGAAAAATTTAATAGTGTAATTGCATTTGAGCCTATGAATCAAGTACTCGAATGTTTAAAACTTAACGTAAAAGGTTTACCTGTTACAATACACGAACATGCATTAGGTAACGTTAATAGTAATATAGAAATGCAATTCAATCAAGTAAATACCGGAGCGAGTCATGTTTCTAACATAGGCACAGGACCAATAGAAATTAAAAAATTAGACGACTTAAACCTATCTAAATTTGGATTACTAAAAGTTGATTGTGAACGCCACGACATGCAAGTGTTACAGGGTGCTGAAAAAACTATTATGAAATACAAACCTGTAATTGTAGTTGAGCAACATCCTGATACTGAATACTGTGCTGGCGAATACCTAAAGTCATTAGGTGCTATTGAAATGTCAAACGTTAGAAAAGATTATATATTTGCATGGAATTAGTAATTGGCATTGAAGAAATGTATAGGAATCATCCTATACCAAATCTTCCTAATTTTAAAATAGTCCCATGGGCAGATCAAGATACAATACAATCTGCAGATGTTTATATACAAAATAATATTTTAGGACAAAAGCGTAAAAAACTTAATCAATATTATCAATTTATATTAGACAGTAACAAACCATTTTTAGTTGTTGAAAGTGCTGTGTTTAGACGCAACATGATACAACCTCCAAATCCTATGTCCTATCATAGGTATAGTTGGACAAGTTATTATCAAGACGATGGCAACTATTGTAATGCTAATAGTCCTTCAGATCGCTGGCTACGTATACAAAAAGAACAATCAATAGAAATAAAAGATTGGCGCACAACTGGCGATTATATATTATTAGTATTACAACGTCCTGGCGACAGTAGTTTAAAAAAACTTATAGACAAACATGGATCGTATCAACAGTTTATAAAATATACTATACAAGAAATTAAAAAGTATACAGATAGGCCAATACGTGTACGTATGCATCCTTTACGTCAAGATAGGCAACTAGAAGCTCTAAAAGATTTTGATGTAGACATTAGTAAAAATACACACGGTGCAGCATTGTTAGAAGGCGGAGATGGGCTGTATGCTGACTTTGGTAATGCTTGGGCAGTAGTAGGATTCAACTCAAATGCACTGACAGAAAGTATATGTGAAGGTATACCAACTTTTAGTATGTGTGCTAGTTCAATGGCATGGGACTGTAGCAACAAGGATTTAAAAGATTTAGAAAATCCTATAATGTTTGATCGCAATCAATGGCTTTATAATTTAGGATATTGCCAGTGGCGAGAAGATGAAATAGCTAGAGGTGATCCGTGGTTTCATTTATCAAAACACACATAAACTGCGTACATAAATATCTACATGAGCAATGTTGTATTAGTAACAGGCGGCTTTGATCCCTTACACTCAGGGCACATAGCCTATTTTAAAGAAGCAAAAAAATTAGGTACAAAGTTAATTGTTGGAGTGAATTCAGACGATTGGCTAACACGCAAGAAAGGTAGACCGTTTATGCCTTTTGAAGAACGTGCTGCTATCATTAAAGAACTTAGTGTTGTAGACAAAGTTATAGGATTTGATGATAGCGATGATAGCGCATGCCAAGCAATTTTTCAAACACTAAGCACACACAGTAGTGGAACAAAACTTATTTTTGCTAACGGCGGCGATAGAACTAACACAACTACGCCTGAGTATGCAACATACGGTAACATGCCTTATGTAGATTTTGCGTTTGGCATCGGCGGTGAGAACAAAGCCAATAGTAGCAGTTGGATACTTGACGAATGGAAAACACAAAAGACAGAACGTGACTGGGGTTACTGGCGTGTGTTAGATCATAAACCTGAAAAAGGTTATAAAGTAAAAGAACTTGTAATTTATCCTGGCAAAAGTTTAAGTGATCAAAAACATTTTAAACGTTCTGAACAATGGATGATATTAGAAGGTGTTGTAGATATGAAAACTGAATGGAAATCTACAACTAGCACAGTATTATTAGAACCGCACAGATTGCCTTATGAAATTGGCAAAGAAGTTTGGCACAAGCCAAGTAACCCCGGAACAGAAAACGCACACATACTAGAAATACAATGGGGTAGTGAGTGCATTGAAGAAGATATCGAAAGAAGAGACTAATGCAACCACTAAAAATTTTTGTAGGATACGACACGAGAGAGGATATTGCATTTCAAGTATGTAAACAAAGTATTCTCGATACTGTTAGTGTACCTGTAGAAATTATTCCACTTAATCAACGAGTGTTAAGAAAAGAAAAACTATACAAACGTCCAGTAGACCCGTTAGCAAGTACTGAATTTACATTTACACGTTTCCTAGTTCCACACCTAACAGAGTACAACGGCTGGGCATTATTCATTGATTGCGACTTCGTAGCCCTCACTGATATTAAAGAACTATTTGATCAAGCAGACGATCAGTATGCAGTAATGTGTGCGCACCATGATTATACTCCTAAGGAAGGTATAAAAATGGACGGGCAGAAGCAAACTGTATACCCACGTAAAAATTGGAGTTCGTGTGTATTGTTTAATTGTTCACATATATCTAATGCTAAATTAAACTTAGGGTTAATTAATAATCTAGATACTACAGGAGCCTACTTACATAGATTTAGCTGGTTAACAGACAATCAAATTGGAGAAATTTCACACGAATGGAATTGGTTAGTTGGCTGGTATAAAGAGCCAAAAGATGGCAAGCCTAAAATGCTACATTATACAGAAGGTGGTCCTTGGTTTGAACAATATCAAGACTGTGAATATGCAAATGAATATTATAAAGTTGAACGCAAATATCAACAGCAACTTATAGACGACTACAAAGATACAGTAACATATCCAACACAGCTAACACTTAGCGATTCAAAAAAAAAATTAGTTGATGATTTATTAAAAACTTTAGTTGATCCCACTGGTCAATTTTATAATGTAAAGGCAGACAACGTAATTAGAGAGATAGACGATATGGTTAGAAATAAAAAGAAAAGCGGTTACAAAGTAGTAGCAATACATCCGGAAGATGTAAACATAGACAAAAAGCATTTATCATACGATCGTTTATTAGAAGCATTTTGTAGCGGTACTCACGGACGCCTTGGCGATTTTGATCAAGAATTAGATACCTCAATTCCGTTAGTTATTAGAGGGCTGGGTGGCAACAGTCAACGAGCAATTAATCATTGTTGGGATACTGGAAGAGACTTTTACGCAATAGACACTGGATACTTTGGCAATGAAAGAAGTAAAGCAAAAATTTGGCATAGAATAACTAAAAATAATTTACAGCAACTTGAAATAATTGATCGTCCTACAGATAGATTACGTAGACATGCATGGAAGTATAGAAAATTTAAGCCAGGAAGTAAAATTCTTATTTGTCCTCCTAGTGATAAAGTAATGAAAATATTTGGACAACCTGTAGCAGAAGAGTGGACAAAGAATGTATTAGCTGAACTAAAAAAATATACAGATAGACCAATTGAAATAAGAATGAAGCCTATTAGATCAGAACGGATATCAACAGATACTATTGAAGATGCATTATCTGACGATGTGCATTGTTTGATAACCTACAACAGTATTGCCGCAGTAGAAGCATTAGTAAATGGCAAGCCAGCTATTACACTAGGTCCTAATGCTGCATCAAGTTTAGCCGGCAATGACTTGTCACAGGTGGAAAAACTTCCTGTACATGACAAAGATACTATGACGGCTTTTATGGCACATTTGTCATATTGCCAATTTACACATCAAGAGATGCTAGACGGAACAGCCTGGCGCATGATAAATGGTGATGATTGATGTTAACTGTTGCTTCTTATCTAAAAGGTATTCCACCTAAAAATAGAAACCCAGAAAAGCCCGAAGTGTTAATAAACTTTATTAAGGGTGTAAATGCTGTAGGTGATATTGGTAAAGTTGTAGATGAGTGGAAAGTAATTGACAGCGATGTTGCTGTTGTACAAGGCTTTGTACATCCTGGAAGTAAAAATGTAACACATTTAAATTTAAGAAAGAATGTGTTTGATACACAACAAAAAAATAATAAACGTAGTATTATAATTGATTCTAATTTGTTTTTATATGCTGATCCGGGAAATACTAAAAAATATTTAAGATATAGTTATGATGGAATTTTTCCTACTACAGGCGAATATTGTAATTCGCAACCTACTCTTAATCGTTGGGAGCAAATTAGTAAAGATCTTAATTTGTCATTAAAGCCGTGGAGTACTAATAAAGAAACTATTTTAATTTGTTGTCAACGTGATGGCGGCTGGAGTATGGACGGACAACAACTTATGCCATGGCTTGTAAAAACAATAATGGAAATTAAAAAACATTCAGATAGAAAAATAGTAGTTAGATTTCATCCAGGCGACCGTCATTCATCTAATCATAGAGCCTCCTTACTCAAATATAAATTACAAAATGTTTTTGTTACAACTAATGAATCAATTCTTACTGATTTTGAAATGGCACATGTTGTAGTAAATTATAATTCAAGTCCAGCTGTTGCAGCAGCAATTGAAGGCGTACCAGTATTTGTATTAGATCCAGAAAGAAGTCAAGCTAAAGATATTGCTAACACAGATATTAGTAAAATAGAAAATCCAATACTATACGATAGAAACGTATGGATACAGAAACTTGCTCAAATGCATTGGACATCAAATGAGCTTACAGACGGAACAGCATGGAGGCATCTACGACAATGGGCCAAGAAATAATAGTAGTAACAACATTTCATCCGGAAGGTATGGAAGTATACGGACAGCGTTTTATTGATAGCTTTGCACAAAATGTTGCCAAAGCAGTAAAATTAGTTGTATATGCAGAAGATTGCAATCCAGTTAATCCAGACCCAAATCAAATTACTATATTAGATGCAAAAGAAGCATTACCTAAGTTAAATGCATTTAAAGAGCGTTGGAAGGACGATCCGAAAGCAAATGGTATACCGCCTGCCGATATTAAAGCACGTAGACCAAGAGATTGGCATAAGGAATTTAAATGGCATGCTATTCGTTTTGCAAATAAAACTTATGCTGTGTTTGATGCTTGTGAAAAAAATTATGGTACTGGTAAATGGGTAGTATGGATGGATGCAGATACGTTTGTACATTCGCCTTGGAGTCTAAAACAGTTTGAAGAGCTACTGCCTTATAATAATTGGATAACATATGTTGGTAGAGGCAAAGGGTCACAGACATGGCCAGAATGCGGGTTCTATGGTATTAATATGAATCATCCTGTAGGGTGCAGCTTTGTTGAAGAATTCGAACGCATGTATGAAGATGCAGACAACGGTATTTTTAAACTTGAAGAGTGGCACGACAGCTATGTGTTTGGAGAACTATTAAACAATAAATTTTTAGATTTTAAAGATAAAGCACACGACTATAGTGCAAACATATATAATAAGACTGCAAAAACTGGAGGCGGCGGACATCCGTTAATTAATAGTGAATTAGGTAAATGGATGGACCATATGAAAGGCGCACGGAAGTTTGACGGTAAGTCAAAACGTAAAGACCTAATGACCGATAGAACAGAATCGTATTGGCAAACAGTAAAATGATTTTTTGTTTATATACAGATTATGGGGCATTAAATTCCAAGCCTGTATTTGAAGCGTTTGCAAAAAGTATAACCGATGCAGGGCATACCGTAATATATAACGAACCATACAGAGTAATGGATCATTATAGTAATTATGATGTTGCAGTCATATGGAGTGTTTTGTGGAACGGACGTATGACACGCAATAAACAAGTGTGGGAGCAAAACCGCAAACTAAATCGACCAGTTATTGTTTTAGAAGTAGGTGGCATTGAACGCGGAACAACATGGAAGGTAGGATTAAATGGAATCAACAGAGATGCTTACTTTGGTGACAAAGACAATGATAGGACTAGGGCTGATAGCTTGGGACTGGTTTGTAAGCCTTGGAGATCCAACGGCGATTTTATTCTAGTATGCGGACAGCACGATAAAAGTTTACAGTGGCAAAACATGCCACGTATGAGTAATTGGTTCTTAAATACATACGATGAAATACGTAAATACACACAGCGTCCGATTGTATTTCGGCCACATCCTCGTTGTAGACTAGAACACATAGAACGTGGACTTAAAAATGTACACAGACAGGAACCACACCATGTTAACGGCACCTATGACGATTTTGATATGGGGTTTAGTAACGTGTGGGCTACTGTCAGTTACAGCTCAAATCCAGGGACACACTCTTGTATCAATGGTGTTCCTGCTTTTGTTAGCACCCATAGTCTTGCTTATGATGTTGGTAATGACATAGACTTTCTTTACGATATAGAAGATCCTCTAATGCCAGATAGGCAACAATGGCTCAATGACTACGCACATACTGAATACACAATTGAAGAAATATCTCAAGGTACCCCACTTAAATACTTGACATCTATGCTATTATAAGTTATAATAGTAATATGATAAACGTAACTACTATTGAAGATTTACTCGAATGCTCTGCTAATCTGCGGAAGGCACCTCCTATAAAACTCGATGTTTCTGACATGACTATTATGCATAGTATTGCTAGACAAGTGTTTAAAGGTACAGCACTAACTGATAGACAACTTGCATTGATGCAAGAAAAGTTAACGCATTATAAAGATCAGTTTATAAATTTAGAAATTGATTTTGATTTTGCTATTGATCAGTTGCGTCAACCATTGCGACACATTGATCGTAGCAAATATATTAAGATTGTAGAAGATTGGATTGTAGTTAGATTTCCATTTAGAAAAACAGAAATAGTGTTAGTTCAAGAAGCTGCAACTAGAGCAGGTGACGGATATCATCATCAAAAAGGTTCTCACAAACATTCTTTTGAATTTACTGAATGTAATGTAATAAATTTGTTAGATCGATTTACTAACAAAGAATTTGTAATTGACGAGGAACTATTAGAAGTATACAAGGACATTAAGAATATACAGTTATCACCCCAAGATCATGTGCCCGGTATATTTGATGAATCGGCTACTAATATTAATGTTAGCAATAAATTAAAAACTATTATTGATGAAGAAATTAACAACGATCCTATAAAATTAATTGACAGAAAATTTAGATATGGACTAACTGACTTTGTAAAACGTGACGCTAACTCCTTAACACAAGATATTGCATATAGAAAAGATATCTATGTACATTGTCGTCCAGCCGACGTAAGACTAAATGAGTTGTTAACCAGTTTATTTGATCTTGATAGATTTCCGATGCTTGTAATTTTAGATAAAGAACAAGCAGAAGATCAACTACATTCTATGATTACATATTATAGAGATATTATCGATCCACAAGAACAAAGTGTTTTATTTAGACTAGAAGATAACAATGCAGGATTTAATCAATTAATTAAAGATAGAAAATTAAATAATTGGGTTGACAAATCAACAAAAATAGTGTATATTAGTAAAGATAAGTTACCCAAATTATTAGTAAGCGGAGAGTGGAAACCGCAAACTGCGTTTGCTTTTAGCAGTAGTCTACATCGTATAATTAATACGTATATAGGCTTTAACTGTGATTTAGTTGTTTGGAGAGAAGATAGTATATCACCGTTTAGGGAGTATTCAAAGTTATATGGCTAGTTGTAAATTAATAATTGAAGATGAAGTAAACATCAAAATAGAAGGACTAGAAATTGACGTACGAAGGAAGCTCGCGAACGCTCTCAAGTTTGAAGTGCCTTACGCAAAGTACATGCCACAATATAAACTTGGTCGATGGGATGGAAAGGTTGCTTTTTTTGGTATTGGCGGCACTGGCTATGTCAATCATCTTGACGTTGTTAGTCAAGTGTTACAAAAAAATAATGTTGAAATAGTAGATATTGAAGATCGACGTCATCCAATTAAATTAGAATTTCAACCAGTAACAGAACGCTATTGGGCAGACCAAGGTGTTGTGTGGCCGGAAGGACACCCTGCAGAAGGTGAAGAAATTATTCTGCGAGATTACCAAGTTGATGCAATCAACAACTTTATTTCTAATCCACAGAGTCTACAGCAAATTGCTACAGGCGCAGGCAAGACGATTACAACTGCTACGTTATCACACATCAGTGAACCTTACGGGCGTAGTATTGTAATTGTGCCTAATAAGTCCTTAGTTGAGCAAACAGAGGAAGACTATGTTAACTGTGGATTGGACGTAGGGGTGTACTTCGGCGACAGGAAACAATTAGGTAAGACTCACACTATTTGCACTTGGCAGAGTTTGAATATACTTGACAAGAAGCATAAGGATGGCGCGGCAGTATTGTCGTTAGCAGAGTTCCTAGAAGGTGTAAGCACTATCATTGTCGACGAAGTACACCAAGCCAAAGCAGAAGTTCTTAAGAACCTGCTCACTCGCAACCTACGCAACGCTCCAATACGCTGGGGACTAACTGGCACAGTACCTAAAGAAAAGTTTGAGTTTGAAAGTATTCATGCTAGTCTTGGTCCTGTAATTGGTAACATTAGTGCAAAAGAATTACAGGATAAAGGTGTGTTATCACAGTGTCACGTTAATGTGGTACAACTAATAGATA